CCTACCCAAATACCTACATTTGGACCAGTTGGAGTATATGCTGCCGTTGTATCACGTGCACTCGTATAATTATTGCTCACCCCTCTTAAATATCCAGTTTTTTCGATTTCGGGATCAAATTTTATAATTGTCGACGGGTCAATTGTTACTGGATATTTTGTATTTTCTGTTACCGCTATCTCATAAGTCAGTATATTGTCCTGATAAGTTACATCTATATTTACAGGGTTTTCCCTTTCATCCCACGCCGTTGGTTTCGGGACACGAAATACAAAACTTTCCGAGTCTGCACCATCCCTGAATATTAATTCTCCATCCCTCAATGACATATTCGCATTTGTTTTTATCCGCCAAGACAGGATTTTTACTGCTGCTGTATCCTCTAATATTATAGTTTGTTTTATGCCATTTGTCTGCGGGACGGTTTCCACCGTTATCCCCGTCATATCAAATAAGGCTTTATAGCTTATTTCCGAGTTGCCTCTTATGAGTGTATAATCATAAGGCTTGTCCTCAAAACACGTTGCGACATAATTCCCCGCATCTACATATTCGTCAAATTTTCTTTCAGGGTTCAGTCTCGCCAGCGCCGAAACCTTTTTCACCGTCAAATCTATAGGCTTGTGTGTTTTTTCTTCCTCGTCATAATAATACCTGTCATTAAGATATATCCTCGCAACCAAACCACCGCCCCTGTCTTTCACAACGTCCATGTTACTTTTTCTCAGAGATTTAATCTCTTCTCCGATTTTTGCTTCCTTGATTTCTCTTGCAATCAGCTCAGCCCTTGACAGATTTGTTTCTAACCTGTCATTGTCCCCGCCCTCGACAACAACCATTAAACCGAGTAATGCGCTTATGCCTCCAGCCATCAGCCATTTGATTTTATTTTTCATATCAACCCCTGCCATCTTAACACTATAATTAATATTATTGTCATTGTGAACGCAAACCAAAAAGTATAAGGTATATCTCTAAACATTATCCTCTTGCCCTCACTTCTCCCTGCTCAATTTTGATTTTATACGGGTCGTCATTGTCCGCATCAAGAGCATCGCTTGCCTGTACCGTATATCTTATCTTATTTGTGCCGTCAACATGTGCCGGGTCAACACCGTTTACACCCACACTATTCCAACTTCCAGGACTGTCCTCGTATTCCCAGCCCGTCTGGTCTATTGCACTGCTCTTGTTTAACTCCAGATTATCATCCTTATCCCATATTTTTATGCGGTGGTATAGCTTGCTCCCGCCCCTTATTGACCCCATGACCGCCTCGAAAACGGGGGTGGTATCCTTGTCAAATGTATATCCGTCTGCATTTAATAGAGTTATTTTTACGGGTCGGTTATTAACAGTAAACGCTGGAGATGTTCTTGTTGCGCCGGCATCCCCGCCAGTCGGACTCGCATCATATGGAGTTATCCGCAAATAACATGTATTTTCTTTCTTTTCCGACGCTCCCGCATCTGTATAAGAATCCCATACATATGTATGTTGTACGCCTGTTGGAGATGTAGTTAGTCCAGTTGTGCCGTCTCCACCCGTGCCCTCTGTTGCCGCCGCCCAGTTTGTTCCGTCTTCTGAATATTCGACCGCTATCCTGCTCGTTGTACTGTCATTGTTAATGAGTGTATATGTTAGGGTTATATCACCGTATGTCCCGCTTACTGTTATTTCGGTTTCTGTCCCACTTGATGTATCTGATTTGACTTTGGTGTTCCCAGTTGTAATCTCCCTCTCTAACTCATCCGACTGTTCGCCCCAGTCGAGTTGCGGAAGCGTATTCATCGACGCCGAGTCCGAACAAAATTCCGACTCAACATCAAGCTCGTTTTTTGCCTTGACCTTAAAAGTATACGCAGTATAATCTGTTAATCCTATAACGGTTACCTTACCAGCTGCTCCCCCGCCGTTCCAGTTCGCCCTTGTTTGCCACACTTCGCTTGCTTCGTCGGATTTGCCGTCTGTTCCCACATACTTACCAGTTGTGTTGTCATATATTGCATACTCGATTTCGTCGGGGTTGCCGTTTGCTGCAAATGTAAACGTTATTGTGTTAAGTCCATGTATATAATTATCACTTGTTATCGACTCTGCAGCTGATTTGTCGCTGTCAAAACCAAGCGTATCAGCCGCCGTACTGCCCGTATATGTCAGGGCTATTGGATGACCTGTTACGGTTATTGTATATTTTGTTTCGTTTGCTTCCGATACCGACTCATAAGTTACCGCAGATGTACAGCTCAACGCCGAGTCTATCTGTGTTTTTAACTCCGTCGCCAGAGTTGCATATGTATATATCCCCTGTGATAGGGTTACATCTGTTGTTGCCCCGCCGTCATAAGACATTTTCAAGACATCATTCACCCCAGTTTCAATCGAAAACTGTTCATTTTCTGCAAATGCCGGCACTCCTGGAACATTTGGCGGAGTAGCCCCATAAGCCGCTGGCGAAAATCCTGTCTCTGTCCTGCTTATCGGTGCCATATTATACCTCTATTGCCTCGATAACGATGTTATAGTTTTCAAGGTCAAAATCTATTTTTATTATTTCCCACTTTTTTACATTTGTAGTCGGCGTACCGAAAATACCACGTATCCTGTGATGTCTTACATTTATAAGGTCTCCGACATCATGTGCAATACCATTTAACCCCGTCGTAAACCTTACTTTCCAGCGATTTTTTGTTAGCCGCTCAACGTAATGCTGTAATAATTTGTTAGCCGTTGCATCATCTCTTATATAATCAGCCTTGTATTCCCATGTATTGGTTGTGCTTAACTCGTTGTAACAGTCGGCACACAACTGCTTCAGATTTCCAGTGCTTGACAAATCCTGACCATTTTCGAGATAAGCTTCTGTTATATTTGTCTCGACATCCGCCTCTACTCCAGCTCCGTTTGTAATATACAGATTTTTTTCATACTCGCCAGTAGCATAATTCTTTTTGTAGTATAAAACAAAATCATTTTTTGTTTCATCGGCGCCCATCTTAAAAAGTTCGAAGGGTACAACACCTTCCCCCGACTCCAATATAGGGTGTTGCGAAAATATATTGTCCGATATATCAGCATCCTCGTCAAATATATCGAGGTCATCTGGCACGTTTCCAGTGAGCGAATTTGCATTTGGAAAACTCTCATCCTCATCAAAAACTTTTATCGCCAGTTTATCCTGCTCATCCCAGTATAATCTGCTCTTGCTCTGTTTAGCCAATTCATCCAATATTTTACTTGTATCTTTTCTATCTAAAATCTGAAACGCCATTTTCCAACCGCTTAAATCCGTTACCGCCGCATCAAATAATGTTTCGTTTAGACTGTCTGAATCCAATCCCATTTCGTCACGTCCGATTGACTCGATGATATGAGATGGATTTTCATATAGTGTGTCTATCGGAGCTATCGTTGCATCTTCTGCATAGCGCCCCTGTCCAGACGTGGAAACAAAAGTATATTCACTCGACCCATAACTCGAAACAATACATACATTATAGAGTCTACAGGTACCACCGCCACTAACAGAATTACGCCATATGTAAAATCTAATTTGCGAGAAAGAAGTTATCATAAAAGTGCTACTCGCATTAAATCCCTTTCTCCAATAATTTTGACCAGAAGATAAATTTGCATAATCAATACCATAATCCCAGTTATTCCAAGTACTTCCGCCATCTTTTGAATATTGTAATTCCACTTGTAAACTTGGGTCTGCCGCTCCCCCTTCATAACTTACATAACACACAATTGAAAACCAACGTCCTATAGGAACATTAAGAACATCATCAAAATAGAAATATATAGTATCATTCAAAGCACTATACTCCGCATAATTATTAGGATCAGAGTCGTATGCTCTCTCTGGATTTGTGGGTGATCCATAAGTGTCAATTTTTGACGGTAAAACTGTTTGGACTGGGTTATAATTATTAATAATAAGATCACCTGGAAAGTAAAGTTCTGGCACATTAAGTGTTTCAATAACCTCTTCATCGGATGGAGTATCTGTTGAGGGTTCGACGGCAAGTATTTCATATTTTCCTCTTGATTTATTCATAAGATAATAAGGATTTGCTTTATCCTTCATGCAAGTTTCGCTTAACAAAACCTTTTTGGGATGAGTTTTCTGCACAACCAAACCCTTCAGAAAATTTGTTGTATAGCCAAATTGATATGATGGGAACGAGTACGATGCATTTGCTTCGAAATAACCAATTCCATTGTCATGTTTCAAGTCGGCAGAAGAAGTCGTAAAATCACCATAAACTATTGGATATGGTTTTCCTATGTTTTCTTCTGGACAATCAGAGAAATCATCCACATTAATAATGCTTCTGGGTATTACGATATTTTTCTTAAAATTATTTTGTCTTAAACTCAAGTTGAGAGTATATTCATTTATACTATAATCATCGACAACCCCAGTCCATATCCTTTGCATATCCGAAACATCTGATAAACCAGAAAGGGAGTTGCCAGAATCCGCAAAAGCAAGGTATACAATTGCCTCTTTGTTGTACAGAATATCAGTATTATATCTTAATTTCAGCTTAATATCATCCACTTTAAACTTTACAAACTCATCACCCGTTGGAGTAGTAGCTTCGAAATCACGTTTGCTTAACAACAATAATTTCAGGGTACTTCCCTTTTTGGACTCTATTAACTCCCTGCCTATCAGGTTAAGACGTATATAATTAGGGGTAGAGGCTGATACGGAAAAAGAATGTGTATGCCATGTTTCGTTCAGTTTTGGCGACCCATCTGTTTCGCTGTCATCGTAAGCTGTATCTCCCGACTTCCAGCCATCAAAACTTTTGTATATTTCACCCGTTTTCCACGTATCCCACGTTCCCTCGATAACGTATATCTCAAAATCAGTATCCGACATATCCGCACTGCCATATATCGCAATTGCTGCGTCTTCGCATGTATTTAATTCTGACGGGATTTCGAATTGCATACAGCCCCGATATGTATAATATTGGTCTTCTCCGGGATAATATTTTTGCCCGACTGCTACCGACGGAGTTCCAAAATCTCCAGTGGATGCCCCCCTTACAGTCGCATAACTGTCTCCAGTATCTCCTCGTTTTATTATTCTTCCTGCGCCTTTCGGTTCTGTTCCCTCTCCCAGTGGCGAAACATCTTCTGTTGAGCAAAACGTAACATTGTCTCCAAGCTCAAGATTGGCTATTTCAACCCCCGAAACCTTTGCCATCCCGCCAAAAGGCTCAATCGAATGAGTAATTGTCCCGCAAGATTTCAGCGAGTCCTCGTAAGACCCGAAAATTTGCGTGCCAAGAAGCAAATTAGCCTCTGGGATACTGACAAATATACGTGGTATTACACCGCTCTTGAGATAATTATTAGCTGCATTTGTAACCAGTGTTTTCATCAGGTATTGACTTCTTCCAAAACAAAAGTAAATCTCTTGTAATTCCCGACCGTTTTTATCTCTATTATATCGTTTATCATTCTTACAGTTCTCTGCGTACTATTATAATCCGTCCAAACGAAAGTATTAACCGCCCCGTTTACATATGACGAACCAATAAAATCCATTACATCATCATAATCGGTATACGTGTCGCTCGATGCCAAAACATAAACAGTATATTCCCACTGATGCAAATCATCACCAATATTTTTCACCATTCGGACACCGCCAATTGTTACATCCTGCAATTGGTTTTTCTTCAACATCTCGCTGTCTGTCATAAGATGACCGTCTGTCCCTGTTGCCGACTCGAAAGTCAGTGTTTTTGTGGGACTTGTTGCATTAGGATATTTAAACGTTTCTGACATTATATTTCATATCCTTCTCGTTTCAGTTTTTTAATTCTTTCGGCGAGCTGCATATCGGTTAACATTGCTGCCCCCCGAGAGCCGCTGTCGAAATGTATATGCCAAACCGATCTGTCCGAATAGTCGTTTTGATTATACTCTCTTGTCTCCTGTGGATTTAATATTCGTTCTGGACCGGACTCACCCACCATTGCGAGAGTGGGTTTGTAAACCATCCCGCCAGACTGAAATCCAGGAAACATAAATTTTTTGAAATTTGGCGCCACAAAACCCGGCACCCCAAACGCTGATAATACTGCAAACACCGCCGCTTTAGCTGCAAGTTGTGCAGCCATGATTTCGAGCATACGCCTAAAAGCGTTGGCAATATTTCTAAAAGCATTCCCCGACTCCATGACCGAATTTGCCAGTACGTCAGATATATTACTACTCAGGTTATACCATCCCGCTGATATAGACTGTATTTTATCCCGTGCAAAATCTGCTATTGTGGAGTATGTTTCTAACATCTCAACTTTCGTTTTTGCTGCCAGTACACCCATTTGTGTTTTTGCTTTCATGTATGGGTCAAACTCGGTTTTTGTTATGAGAGGCGAGGGTTTAAAACCACCAGCAGTAAGACCTATTAATCTATATTTATTTCTCTCTTTATTTAGTTTTTTGTATTCTTCAGTTTGTTTTTTTACCGCCTCTTCTTCTTTACCAAATTCAAAAGGCACAAAGGGTGGTGGTTCCATGCCATATTCTGGTGGCTCTAACGGGAAAGGTTGTAGTGGCACCATACCATAATGTGTTTGTCTGTGCATTGCAGCGCCAGCTTTCATCAATTTCCATGCAACACCAAGCCATTCTGTTATCGTTATTAGATTTACTGCTAATTGTGTCGTGTGATCCAAAATATCTTTAAACGCATTTCTATTTTCATATATATGTTCCAGACCTTTCGCTACCTCTCCCATATATTTATCAACTTTTTGTTGTATTAATTCCTGATTTTGCCTTATCCATTCTACCCAGCCTTTTACTATTTCTTTTAATCTGCCTAATAACTTATCCCCCATTGCCTCTTTTATATCTCCAAGATAATTCCAAAGCTGTTTTAGTCTGCCTATGGCTGTTTCTAATTCGTTCTCTGCTGTTCCCTCAAATTTTCTTCCCAGCACTTCCATCGCATACGCTGCCTTTTGTGCAGCATCCATGTTTTTAAGCTGTTCATTGTTGGCAGCTTTAAACTCCGCTATATATCTGCCGAGTATTTCGATATTCCCTGTCATCGCCATACCCACATATCTTGCGGCTGTATTAACGTCAAAAAGCCCTGAGGATGCCATATTCATCGCTATCTTTGCACCTCTCATGGCTTTTTGGAGATTATTGGTATATATAAACAATTTTTGTAGTATTGCTGCTGTATCTGTATCTCCATAGACCGTTGTTGCCTGTAACGTTTTTGCAAATTTGTCTATTTCAACTTTCGCTTCTTTCCACGATATTCCCTGTAATTCCACCGCCGTCCTCAACGAACGGAATATTCTTTCCTGTTCTGCTGAAGCATCAACAAACTTTTTAAGCGTATAGGTCGCAGCAACAAAAGCAGCACTAATGCCCAGTGCTGCTCGCTTAAAATGTTTTTTTATGTCTTCAGAGGCTTTTTTAGATGCATTCACATTTTTCTTTAGATTTCGAACATACTGCGCATCTTTAAGCCCCAGACTTACAAATAGATTTCCAACATTTCCCGCCATTATTATTTCCTGTGCATTTTTTCTTCAACCGCTTTTATACGATAATATGCCATCCATTCCGTTAATTCCTGGCTTGACATACGTTTCAATAATTCACAAACCGGCATCTTGAGTTTTTCCGCCAACGCAAAGTAGAACCGCCTCTCAGGATGCCGGAATTTCAGTTTTTTTCTGATTCTTTTATCTGTATTTCGCCTAAACCGTTAATTTTATTTGCCGCATTAACGATTTTGTCTATTGCGCCTGCATTTTTATTTTTCAATTTCCCGTAATCAGCGTAATCAAAAATCTGTTTCCCTGTTTCCGGGTCGCACGCACACGCAATAACAGTATATACATTCAGCTTTGTGAGATCAACATTTCCTTTGTCATCTATACATTTATCGAGTAACTTGTATCTTTGTTCTGCTGTTATCGACTGTATCATTATTTTCTTGTTTCCCCACTTCTCGACAGTGATAATTTTGCTGTCCAAATCATCGATCGCCAAAATATCATCTTTCAACGACATATTAATACCTCCCGAATTATGATGTTGATCTTGTTACGTCTCCATCGCAGACAAATGTAGATGATGCTTTTGATAACTCTCCTACAGTTGCATCGATAGGCGTGTAATTTGTCAAAATAGCGCTAAAAGAATACTCGGGATTTGTTGCTGCTGTAGCCCCTGTATCCTTTTTTACGTTGATAGTTACCGCCGCATCTCCATTATATACAGCCCAGAGAGTCGCATCAACTTTGTCTGATGCAAAATCCTGTGCCCACGTTATATCGAGCGAGGCATCCTTGAGTCCTGGAAGTCTTGCTTTGGAGTCATCACCCATACATGTTTTATCAATTTCCTCACATGTGATAGGTAGTGTAATACTTTGCACGTGGTCGCTCAAATCGACCGAGTTAATCTCAACAAATGCGTTTTTTAATACTTCTTTTGCCATTTTTTTCTCCCTTCTTTTTCTCGATTACGATTAAATTATACCCATGCTGACACAGATGTCATAACTTGTTGGCGAGCCCGTTACATCCCATGTCGCACGCCACCATGTATCAGTTATAGGATTACTTGAGCCGTCTATTCTTGTCGCCCATTCTGCTGTCGCCCCTGTTACGGTCGTAAATGTTACCCTGTCTGTTGGCGATGCAAAACCTTCCGCACTATCTGATTGTATCTTGACAACAAGGCTATCTCCCGATGCAGAGGTAACGTGCAAAGCTGCATACAAATATTGTCCTGATGATAGTGCTCCGAGCTCATAAGCCGAACCGTTGCCATCTGTTGTTTTTGTTCCTATCCCCAAAACGGTGCATCTTACAATACCCGTTCCTTCGCTGTGAGCTTCGCCCGTAATACCAAACATATCGCCAATATTACCCGCAGGTTCGTATTTAAGCGATACCAGTTTTGACATATACCCTTTCCCGCCTTCCGAGTCCGTTGGTAAAATTGTTAGTA